GTGATGCCCTGGGGCGCGGAGTCAAACAGGTAGCTCACGCCGCTGCCGTGATCTTGGAGGTGCCGGCCGCCGAGCCGTCACTGTTCCACGCGGCGACCATGTACCCCGTGCCGGGCACGAGGTCTGCATTGCTGATGGCCAGGTTGCCGCTGCCATCGGTGGACTGAGATGCCAGGGAGAGCACCACAGCGCGCGAACTGGGGTTCAGCACCAAAACATGCGCGATGGACTGGGAAGCCAGCACCGTGCCGCTCTTGTTCTTGAATGGCCCGACCGTGAGGGTTGCGCCGATCCGGCCAGCCGCCGCAGTCGCGACAGAGCCAAGCGTGATGCTGCTGGCGCCATTGATCGCCCCCGCCCCGGTGACCGTCCCAGCAGCTGCGGAGGTGATCGACCCCAGCGTGATGTCGCTCGCGCCCACCACGCCGGTAAGCGTGAGGCTGGGGACGTAGCGCGCCCTGACCCGAGGGACCCAGGGCCGGCCGCTGGGGTAGATGCTGCGCATGGTTTAGGCCAGTTCGCGGACCCAGAGGGTGCCGTTCATGGTCAGCGAGTCAGCCGGGGCGGTCAGGCGCACCACGATGGTGGTGTTTGCCTGGGTCGCCACCGGGCGGGCATCAGCCGGGAAGTAGTTGAGATACCCAGAGCGCACATTGAACGCCGTGCTGTGCAGCGTGGTGGTGGTGCCAGTGTTGGCGAGCGTCGTGTTGTTCACTTCGGCAGAAAAACCGGCTGCCGCAGCGTTGGGGTTCATCGGGACCGGCGTCGGCGCGCTGCCGCCGCTGCCCGAGGTCGTGAAGCCACGAATGATCTGCAGGCCGAGCAGTTCGTCCTGGGCGTCGCCGGCATCGCTGTACTGGCCGATTTCGATACCGACAATCTCGATGGGCTTGTCGTCAGCGGGGGTGATTTCCCACAGGTCCTGGGCGGCAGTGACCGCCACGGCGTTGAAGGGGATGGAGTAGGTGCGACCGTTCATGGTGGGCCTCAGAGTGTGTTGATGAAGGGGGCGCGGAAGGCGCGGGGCAGCGGGTCGGAAGTGGCGGCAGCGCCACCCGACGGGCCGAGTGCAACGACTGCGATGGAAACGTTTTCGGTGCCGCCGCCGTTGTGCGTCCACTCCATGGCGGTGGCGTCGGCCTTGTAGCTGCCGCTGCTGGTGCTCAGCGTGCCGTTGATCTGGCTGCCCAAGCGTGTCTGGGTGCCGTTCGGCGTGATCGTTCGGCTGGCTGTGCGGTCGCAGATGAAGTCAACCGCCATCCCGCCAGACAAGACGGTGATGGAGTTGGAAACCGGAGAAGGCGCGAAGCTGCTCGTGTACTTTGTGCTCGAGCTGACAGGCGTCGTCTGGTCGACCCCGGTGTAGCTCGACACCACGGCCTTCAGGTACGCGCTGCCAGACGGTGTGATGACCACGTTTGCGGTGCCGGACGTCGGATTGACCAGCACCCAGACATAGACGTGGTTGTTCGCCGTGCTCGCGTGCTTGGTGACTACAGGTGATCCCATGCTCACGCCGCCGTATGTCACCGTGGCAGTCGCCAGGAAATCCGAGCTGTTGATGCACGCAACAGCGACGACCAAGGCCCGATTGCTGCCCGATCCGACAGTGTGCGAAATTGTCAATGACGCGGCGCCGGAGTTGAACCCGGTACTGGCTGAGTCGAAACCTACGGCCATGGTGTGTGCTCAGGTCGAAATGTGAGAAGCGCCGAAGAAGCGCTCGAATGCGTCGTAGCCCATTTGCACTTGGCCGCGCCCGTTCTGGTGCAGGTTGTCCACCTTCATGTACGCGACCGCATTCATCGTCTGGATGTGCGTGGGGTCTGCAGCGGCTACTGCCGTTTTGGCTGCGGCCACGTTGGCGCCATAGCCCGCTGTGCCTGACGCCATCTGCACCAACAGGCTTTGAGCGCTCGCGGTCTGGAAGCCGTAGGTGATCCGGTCCGCCATGAGCTGTTCAAGGCGGGTCTGATACCAAGACTGGGTTTGACCAGAGTCCGATTCCCCCTGGACCCAAAGCCACTTTTCAGCGTTGATGGTGTGGCCGTTGTTGCTGAGCCAGGTGTTGCCGCCGCTGCGATTGCTGACCGCCGTCGTGAACGGCCAGATGCCGCCCTTGAAGTAGTTGCTGTCAATCGAGATCCCGGATGCCGCCCATTTGTCGATGAACAGCAGCCCCGAAGTGGTCTCGCGCATCCACCGCACGGCCAAGCCGAATTCAGGGCCAAACTGCCCGGCGTCGGACCCGTTGTTCACGGATGGCTGCAACTTGGCGTAGCTTGACCCGGCGAGGATGTAGACGCGATCAAAGGTGCCAGCGTCATAGGTCGCCAGGCCTGCGTCAGACGAAAGCGGTGAAGCCGCGATGTCAGTGCGATCTGCGCGGCCCAGTGCATTGGACTGGCCCCAGATGGCAATGCGGACATTGCCGAGCGCGACAGCCCGCCCACCCGCGACAGTGGCGCCGCTGGCTGCGCTGTAGTTGTCTGCTCGGGGCGTGGCCATGGCTCAGGCGTTCGGCGCGGTGAGCGTCTTGCTGGTGATGGTGACGGTCTGGCCGCTGCTGATGCTGGTGGTGTCCAGCGTCATGTCACCACCGCCGCCGGTCGCAGTCACGCTGCCCTGCTCGTGGCAGGTGGCGCCGGAGTTGTCCACGATGCGGTAATGCGCGGCGGTGCCGGTTGCCGAGGCGGTGCCCGTCCAGCTTCCGGCCAGGGCCTTGGTGCCGCCCGATGCTGCGGCCATCCAGTCGGACGGCAGGGTCAGTTCCGCCAGCAGGGTGCCGCTGGCCGCCGCCGCGCAGTTCGCCGGCTGTGCGCCCGTGCGGATCTGCAGCTTGGCAGTGGCGCCGGTCGCGGTTTCGATGGCATCGAGCAGCGCGTTTCGGGCTGCGGTGGAGAGTTGCATGGCCATGGTGCTGGTCCTTACAGATTGGGGTCGTTGGGGTCGTTCTGCGGCTGTTGCGCCTGCTGCTCCAGCTCGTCGATTGCCGCGTTCATGTCGGCCTTGTCCTTGTCGCTGGAGCTGTCGAACTCGGTGGCCACGATGGCCTTGCGCTTGGCGTTCAGCACGGCCGGCGGAAAGCCGGTGGTCTGCATGGCCAGCAGGATGTCCAGTTCGGCGGTCACGTCCGCCAGGTTGAAGTCGGTCGGCCAGGCGGTGGTGACGCCGTGGCTGGTGCCCAGCGCGCGGTCGAACAGCGACCACATGCGCTGCTCCAGTTGCTGCATCTGCTGGGCGAAGCCGGCCAGGTCGCTGTTCAGGGCCTCAAAGCGCAGGCGGCGCGCCACGCCGCTTTCGGCCTGCGCGCTGTTCTCTGTGGCCTCTTCCATCGAGATCCTGCGGATCGCGGCCTCCAAGGCTTCGATGTCCTTGGCGTAGGTCTCAGCCGGGCCTGCGTCGGGCGCGATGAACGCGGGTTGGTCGCCCGAGTGAATCAGCATGCTGTTCGTGCCGATGGTGGCGGCCACCTTGTCCTTCACCTGGTCGAACATCTCGGACTGTTCGGGCGGGACGTGCAGGGTCAGGATGCTGAAAGTCTGCGAGCGCAGCAGTTCGTCCTTCTCGCTGCGCTTGTTGAAGATTGCCAGGGACAGGTCGGCCACCTGGGCGAACTCGCCCACCTGCGGGAATGGTCCGCCGCTCTCAGTGAAGGCCAGGACGGGGCAGGCGCCGAGGCTGTGCTTGCCCTGCTTCAGGACATCGTCGGTTCCCGCCTTTCGGATCTTCCATTCGGTCGGGGTGTAGTCCCGCTCGACGTCGATCTCTTCGCCCTCCCACCACTCGCGGCAGGCCAGCGTGATGGACAGGAAGAGGCCAGAGTCCGGGTCCGTGCGGTACTGCGTGACGGTCTCCGGCGCTGCCATGCGGATGTACGGCACGCGGCGGCGCTCGATCTGGTCGGCCAGTGAGGTGGCCGGCTGCCCCTCGGGCTTGTCGATCACCAGCAGCATGGAGCCGCGCGCCTTGGCCTCCAGCGCGAAGGACATGAAGAAGGCGTCCAAGCTCTGGCCGCGCAGGTCGGCGTTCTCCACCATGAGCTTCACCAGCGGCTTCTCGACGCCATCGCGCACTGGCCGTCGGCGAGACATGAAGCCAGCGAAGCGCTTGCAGGCGCTGTGCAGGTGGTTCTGGTACTTCGCCAGGGCATTACGCGCGCCGAACTTGGCGTCGGACTCGCGCGGGTAGCGCACCAGCTCGCTCGTGCCGATCAGGGTCGCGGTAGAGACGCCCTGTTCGGTCCTGGTCCACGCCACGCGCGGCGCGAACCCCCCTTCAGCGTTCAGGGCCGAGGCGAGGAAGCGGAAGCGAGCGCGTGCAGTGGACCAGTCCATGGCGGCGGACTGTCATGCGCAGCTGTGCCGTGCGCCGCCAATTCATGGCACGCGTGCGCAAGACAGTGCGGACCACTGGCCGAGATGGCCTGGCCGAGCGAGCACCGGGACGGGGCAGCCGGCAGTCACCACCACCCAAGGACCCCATGCCGTTCGATCTCTCGAAGCTCAAGGACAAGCTGGACAGCGCGATGCTGGCCGAGCTGACCGCGCACCTTGACGAGCTGTCCACCCGCGCCGAGACGGCCGAGGACAAAGCCCGCAAGGCCACCAAGGAATCCATCGATGGCCGCAAGGCGAAGGATCAGCGCATCGCGCGCCTGTCCGAGCTGCTGGGCATCGAGGCGGACGCCGATCTCGACAGCTTGCCCGACCCGAAGGGCCAGGCCGACGCGGTGAAGCAGTTCGAAGCCAAGGTGAAACGCCTGGAGCGTGAGAACGCGGACCTGATCAAGGCCCGTGACGAGTTGGGCGGCACCGTGAAGTCCATGAAGCGAGAGACCGCACTGGCGGCCGCGCTCGAAGGCCATTCGTTCAAGAACCCGGCCGACGTGCGTGTGCTGCTGCAAAGCCGCGTGGTTGAAGAAGGGGATGACCTCCTCTTCAAGACCGACGACGGAAAGCTGGTCCCGCTCAAGGACGGCGCGGCCTGGTTCGCCACCACGCGGCCCGACTACGTCGCGGCCAAGGACGGCGGCGGACAGGGGAGCGGCTACGGCCGCGGCCAGGGTGGAACCGGGGGCAGCACTGCAGCCAAAACCATGACCCGAGCCGAGTTTGATGCGGCGAATCACGCGCAGCGCGCTGAGTTCGCCAAGCAGGGCGGCCAGGTCGTAGACGCCTGATTACCCACTGAAAGGAGCCACCCGTGGCCAACGTTCTGAACAACCTGGCAGCCGATATCTACAAGGCCGCCGACATGGTGGGCCGCGAACTGGTCGGCCTGATCCCCTCCGTCACGATCAACGCAGACGCGACCACCCGGGCGGCCAAGGGCGACACCATCCGCAGCCACTTCACGCGCACGCCGACGGTGAACACCTCCTTCGCGCCGTCGATGACGATTCCCGAGGGCACGGATCAGACGGTCGACAACAAGACCTTCTCGATCAACAACTACGCCAGCGTCCAGATCCCCTGGACCGGCGAGGACATCAAGCACCTCAACAACGGTTCCGGCTTCGAGACGGTCTATGGCGACCAGATCAAGCAGGCGATGCGGGCCATCGCGAACACCATCGAGAGCTACCTGTTCGGCGTGGCCTACAAGGGCTCTTCGCGCGCAGTCGGCACCGCGGGCACCACGCCCTTCGCGAGCAACCACAACACCATCGCGCAGGTCCGTCAGATCCTGGTGGACAACGGCTGCCCGGCAAATGATGGTCAGGTCACTCTGGCGATCAACAGCCTGGCCGGCACCAACATGCGCAACCTCGCCAACCTGCAGAAGGCGAACGAGGCTGGCGGGACCGAGTTGCTGCGCCAGGGCACCCTGCTGGACCTGCAGGGCATGATGATCAAGGAGTCGGCCGCCATCGTTCAGGTGACCAAGGGCACGGGCGCCAGCTACGTGACCTCGGGTTCCACGGCGGTGGGTGTGACCGACATCGCCCTGGTGACCGGCTCCGGCACGGTCCTGGCCGGCGATGTGGTCACCTTCGCTGCCGACACGGTGAACGCCTATGTGGTCGGCACTGGTGTGGCAGCCCCGGGCACCATCAGCCTGAACGCCCCTGGCGCGCTGAAGACCATCGCCACGGCGAACGCCCTGACCGTCGGCAACAGCTACACGCCGAACCTGGCCTTCCACCGTTCCGCCATCGAGCTGGCTGTGCGCCCGCCGGCCATGCCCAACGGTGGCGATGCCGCTGTGGACATGATGACCGTGCAGGACCCGTTCTCGGGTCTGGTCTTCGAGATCGCGGTCTACAAGGGCTACATGAAGACCATGATCGAAGTGCGTTGCCTCTATGACGCCAAGGTCTGGAAGCCGCAGCACGTTGCCACCTTGATGGGCTGATCGCCATGGATGCCGATCTGGTCCACATGAAAAAGGGCGAGGAGGTGCTGGAAGTGCACCCCTCGTGTGTTGCCGCGCATGAACGCGCTGGCTGGGCTGTTGTGCCCGCCCCCGAGCCCGCCCCCGAATCTCAATCGAAGGGCGGCAAGGCCGCCAAGAAGGAGTAAACCATGTCCCTCTACACCGTTGCCGGCGCGAAGTTCTTCGTGTCCACCGGCCTGGCCTCGGCCAAGACTGTCAGCGCCGCCACCAACGCTGCGCCCCCTGTGCTCACTGCGACGGCTCACGGCTACGTCGACAACGACGAAGTGCTGATGAACCTGGGCTGGGAAGACGCCGACAAGTCGATCTTCCGCGTCGATCAGCTGACCACCGACACCTTCAGCTTGCCCGGTTTTGACGCCACCGATAACAACTGGTACCCGGCCGGCTCTGGCACGGGCACGGCCCAGAAGATCAGCGGCTGGCTCGAAATGGGCCAGGTAATCGCGGTCCAGTCCCAAGGTGGCGGCCCGCGCAACATCACCACCAACCTGCTGAACCGTCGCAACCCCATCGTGACGCCGGTCGGCTTCGAGGCATCCACCCTGCAGTTCACCCTGGGCTACGACCCGGCGCTGGCTGACCAGGTGGCGCTGCTGGCTGCCTCGCGGGTCCTCGCCAAGCGGGCCTTCAAGTTCGTCCTGCCCGGTGGCGCCTATGGCTACTGCTACGGCACGGTGGCGATGTCGAACATCCCGCAGATGGACACGCAGTCCGTTCTGACCCGCCAGGTCACCGTCGGCATCGACGGCCTCTTCACCCAGTTCTGAGCACCCGCCCATGGCCTTCAAGCTTGTCATCTCCGACCGCGTCGAATTCGACGTCAAGTTCAGCCTGAACGATGGCGGCAAGTCCAAGTCCTTCGGGATGCGGCTTGCTGCAAACCGCGCCCTTCAAGACCAGATCGATTCCGAGCACGAGACCGGAATCAAGATTGGCGAGTTCCTGAAGGCGCGCGGCTTGACCATGCTGGGCTGGATCGGCCTGTGCCCCCTGGAAGACGAGGACGGCGCCCCTGTGGCGGCCGGCCCCGAGACCCTGCAGGTGGCGATGGACCTGATCCCGGGGTTGACTGGCTTGATCTGGGCGGGCTTCCTGCAAGCCAACGGCGCGCAGGGCAAGTCGGGAAACTGAAGCGGCTGGCCGAGCTGCTGGCGGCCGGCGAAATCGTCACAGAGGCCGAAATGGAACGCCAGCAGCACCAGGCCCAAGCGCAAGCCTCCCAGGCTCGCCAAGGGGTCGCCAGGGGCCTCCCCGGGGCGTTCTCGGTGCAGGAATTCCACGTCCTGCCTGAGAACGTCCCGGTTCTCGATCTGTTCCAAGCCGTGCAGACGCAGTGGCGCTACGGCCAGGCTGGCCCGACCGGGCTCGATTACTCAGGGGTGCGCTCGCACCCCGCTTTCCTTCGCGTGCCCCGCAAACGCCGCGAGGAGCTTCTGGGCGGCGTGGAAGTGATGGAGCGCGCCTACCTGAACAAGGCGGCAGAGCTGCGGCAGCGTGCCGCGCAGATGGAGACCTGAAGTGGCCGGCCAGACCGACGTGAAGATCCGCCTCGCGCTGGATGGCGCTGGCCAGGTGCAGGCCGGGGTGCAGGGTGTCGGGCAAGCGCTGGGCGCGTCGGCAGACCAGGCGCTGAAGCTGGAGACGGCCAGCGCGCAGCTTGCAGTCACCCAGCAGCGGCTCGAAGCAGCGACTACCAAGGCGGCGGCCGCGCAGGCAGCCTTCGCCAAGGCCGCAGCGGACTCCAGCACCTCGCAGGAGCAACTTGCCCGCCTGCAGCAGCAGGCCGCATCGGCAGCAGCAAACCAGCAACTGGCTGCGGCCAAGGCCTCCGAGTCTGTGCAGGCCCTGCAGAAGCTGCAGGCCGCGCACATGGGCGTCACCCAGGCGACCAAGCTCACCGGTAACCAGACGGCCCAGCTCAGTGCGCAGCTGCAGGATCTGTTCGTGCAGATCCAGGCCGGCGGCTCGCCCATGACGGCACTGATCCAGCAGGGCAGCCAGCTCTCGGCCGTGTTCGGTGGCGTTGGCAATGCGCTGCGGGCGGTTGGGACGCTGATCACGCCGGCAGCTGTCGCCGTCGGATCGCTTGCTGCTGTAGCTGTTGCGGGCGCTGTTGCCTATGGCCAGATCTCGAAGGAGCAGGAGGCCTTTCGCAAGGGACTGATCCTCACGGGCAACGCGGCAGGGGTCACCGTTGGCCAGCTCAACGACATGGCTCGTGCACAGGCTGCGGTTATCGGCAGCCAGGGCAAAAACGCCGAGGTGCTGGCGGCTCTTGTAGCCACTGGCAATGTTGCTCGCACTCAGCTTTCCGGCGCCACCGAAGCTGCGATCCGCATGGATCGGGTCGGTGGGGCGGCGATTGAATCCACCCTGAAAAAGTTCGATGACCTCGGCAAGAGCCCATTGGATGCTCTTTCAAAGATCAACGATGCAGAGCGCTTTTTGACGAAGGGGATCGTCGACCAAGTCGCAGCATTGGAGGCTCAGGGGCGCAGTCAGGAGGCCGCCGCCATCGCGCAGGACGCGTATGCGCGCTCCACAAACCAGAGGGCCAAGGAGCTTGAACAAAGCTTGGGTTTGATGGAGCGGGGCTGGCTGCGCGTAACTGATGCCGCAAAGGGCGCATGGAACGCGATGCTGAATGTCGGCCGTCCGGTGGGGACCGGTGACCAGATCAAGGCGCTTGAACAGCGGGAGCAGGAGCTTCAAAGGCTCAGTGGGGGTCGCTTTGGCCGCACCGGCGCGAACGAACTAGAGCTATCGAACGTTCGGCAGCAGATCGAAAGCCTGAAGGAGATCGCTCGTCTGGAGCAACGGAGCGCGGAAGAACAGCAGCGGCGAGCGCAAGCGGGCCAGATTGCGGCGCGCTGGGCAGCAGAAGAAGTGAAGTTGCTGAGTCCGAAGAAGCAGCTTGAGCTGGAGATCCAGCGCATCGAGCGCGAGGGCCTGCAGATTGGAGCCAGCCGTGAAGAGCGCGAGCTTCGGATCGCGGAAGCGCGCAAGAGGTTCACCGACAAGGACGCCGCCAAGGCCATCGAGCAAGAAGCCGAAGCCCTGGAGAAGGCTGTGGGCCTCTCCGGTCGCTACTACAAGGATCTGGCCGAGCGCTACAAGCTCTTGAAGGAAGGCAAGCTCAGCCAGGATGCCTACGTCGCCTCGGTGATCAAGCTCACCGAGGCCCAGCAATTCGCGACCGACCTCACCAAGGCCGAGGAAGCGGCCTGGAAGTCGTCCGACGCCACCCTTTCCGACCTCGCCAAGCAGCGCCAGACCTACCTGAACGACCTGAACCGCAGCGCCGACGCGGTGCTCTCCGAGGTCACGTCCCTGCAGCTCGAAGAGCAGGCGCTGGCGCTCTCTGCGCGCAAGCACATCAGCCTCGCCCAGGCGGTGCAAGAGGTGGCCATTGCGCGCCTGGAAGAGCAGCGGATCGCGGCCAGCAACGCGAACGACGCGCTGGCCCAGGATGCCCTGCAGCGCGAGATCGACAAGCGCCGCGAACTGATCGGCCTGATCGGCAGCAAGGAAGCCCGGGAAGCGAACAAGCGCAGCGCCGAAGAGATGGCGCGCGAGTGGGAGCGTGTGGCCAACCAGGTGGGCCAGTCGCTGAGCGACGCCATCATGCAAGGCGGCCGGTCGGCCCGGGACTACCTGAAGGGCCTGTTCCGCCAGTTGGTGCTGCGGCCCCTGTTGCAGCCGCTGGTGCAGCCGATTGCGAACCTCGTGGCCTACGCCTCCGGCGCGAGCGGTACAGCCGGCGCACTGGGCACGGCGGGTGGCACTGCGCAGGGCTTCCAAGGCCTGAGCAACATCTATTCGATGGGCTCGGGCATCTACAGCGCGGCGCGCGGCTACAGCTCGGGCCTGGCCGGTCTCACATCCGCCCTTGGGATCGGGAACACCGCAGGCGCCGCAACCGGCTCTCTGGCCTATGCCAACGCGGTGGGCGCGGCTGGTGGTGACTCACTCGGGGCCTTCATCGCTGCGAATGGCAACTGGTCGGGCGTGGCTGCCGGGTCCTCTCTGGGCGCGGCGCCGGCCGGAACTGGTGTGGCCGCAGGGAGCGGCAGCAGCGCGGGCACTGCCAGCCTTGGGGCCTACTGGCCCCTGGCCGTGATCGCGGGCATGGTCGCCAGCTCAAAGCTGTACGACCAGGGCTGGTCCGACAAGACGCTGGGCAACAACCCGCTGAACTGGACCGCGAAGGTCGAGACCGCGCTGGCCAAGGCCATCGGAGTGGACAGCAAGACCGCGAACATCCTCTTCGGCGCGCCGCTGCAGGCCAAGCTCTTTGGCCGCCAGGCGCCCACGCTGGAATCCCAGGAACTGATCGGCTCCTTCGCGAACGGCAACTTCTCCGGGAACATCGCGAACAACATCATCGAGAAGGGCGGCATCTTCCGCTCGGACAAGCGCTACACCCAGACCAACGCTGTGACCGGCGACCTGGACAAGGCGCTGGACGAGGGCGGAAAGTCGCTGGCCGAGCTCGCCAAGAAGTACGGCGAAGCCCTGGGCCTGCCGGCCACGCGCCTGGCCGAAGTGAACCAGGACATTCGCGTCAAGCTCACCAACGACGCCGAGAAGAACGCCCAGGCGATCCAGGACGCGCTGAAGCAGTACGGCGAGGCCCTGCTGGGCAGCTTTGCGCCGGACGTAGAGCCGCTGCGCAAGTCTGGCGAGTCGGTCGCCCAGGTGATCGAGCGAGTCGGGGCCAACCTGCTGAACGTGAACGCCGTTTTCAAGCAGCTGGACCTGGGCCTGTTGGCCACCTCGGTCTCGGGCGGCAAGGCGGCGTCCGAGCTGCTGGATCTGTTCGGCGGGATCGACACGCTGAACCAGAGCGCCGCGACCTACTACCAGGCCTACTACAGCGAGGCCGAGCGCGCTCAGAAGGCGACTACCCAACTCACCGAAGCGCTGGCTTCTGTGGGCGTGTCGCTGCCCAACAGCCGGAAGGAATACCGCAAGCTGGTGGAGGCGCAAGACCTCAACACCGAGGCCGGCCGCAGGGCCTTCCAGGTGCTCCTGAGCATGGCCGGCGCTTTCGATGCCATCACGACGGCGGGCGAGCAGGCCGCCGAGAAGCTGGCCGAGCAGCAGGCCAAGACCGCGCAGGAGCGCCTGGGCTTGGAAGAGCGCCTGCTGCAGGTGCAGGGCAAGACGGTGGAGCTGCGCAAGCGCGAACGCGAGGCGCTGGACGCCACGAACCGCGCCCTGCATGACCAGATCAGCGCCTTCGAGGACTTCAACACCGCAGTGGAGAAGCTGCGCAGCGCGGCCGAGACCGCCATGTCGGCGGTGGAGCGCGCCGTGAGCGCCCAGCAGCAGAGCCTGCAGAAGGCTTACGACGCGCAGATCAAGAGCCTGGATGCCCAGGCCAAGGCGATCAATTCGGCCTTTGACGCCACGGCCAAGCAGGTGGCCCAGCAGCGCGAGCAGGCGCAGGCCGCCTACAACAGCCAGACCACCGGCATTCGCGCCGCGCTGCAGGCGCTGGAGGCGACCGAGAAGACTCGGGCCTCGGAATACCGCACCGCGGTGGACGCTGTGGCCACCGAGCGCAAGGCAGCCCAGGCGGCCTACGTCCAGGCATCCACGCGCCTGCAGGACACCATCCGCACAACGGGCGAGACTGTTGCCCGCCTGCGCGGCCTGAATGACTCCCTGAAGTCCACGATCAGCGCGCTGCGCCCGCTGGGCAGCGAAGCGACTGATCGGGCCAGGGCTCAGACCCAGATCCGCGACGCACTGGCGCTGGCCCGCTCTGGCGGCGCGCTGCCGGACGCTGAGAACCTGCGCGACGCGTTGGCCGCGATCAGCAAGCCCAGCGAGGACCTGTTTGCCAGCTTCCAGGACTACGCCCGCGACTTCTTCCGCACCTCGGTAGACCTGCGCGACCTGCAGAAGATCAGCGGCAGCCAGCTCGATCAGGCCCAGGCCCAGCTCGACGCCACCACCAGCCTGAAGGACGCGCTGGATGCGGCGAACGAGGCCAACCTGCAGCGCCTGGACGGCATCCGCGAGGCGCTGGATCTGGCAAACGAGCAGGCGAGGGCGGCCTATGACCTGCAACGCGAGAGCCTGCAGAACCAACTGGACGGCGCGCGCAACGCGTTGGACATACAGCTGAGCAATCTGGACTCAGTGCTGAAGAACGCCCAAGACGTGCGCGACCAGGCCATCGGCAAGATCGACACGCAGAAAGAGGCCCTGAAGGTCCAACTCGACGCTGACCTCTCGGCCCTCGACGACATCCTGGCCGAGGCGAAGCGCCAGTTCGACGCCATCACGGGGGTGAACACCTCGGTGCTGTCTGTGCGGGACGCGGTGCGCGACCTGAACACGGCGCTGCAGGGCCTGGCCGCTGTGACCGGCAAGCCGGCACCGACCACCCCAGGTGCCTCTGCTGGGCCTGTCAAGGATCAGTGGGTGACCTCTGGCCAATTCCAGACCTATCAGGACTCTGGCGGCGCGGTGGCCGTCAATCCGGTGGGCAACACCAACGCGAGCAATGTGCTGGTGAAGGCGGCGGATGGGAACGTGTTCAACGCGCAGACGGCCATCGACACGATCAACGCCAACATTTCGAACGGCACCCTGCTGGCCGACGCCGCAAAGCGCTCCGGCATCAGCGACGGCGGGGTGGACGCCCTCATGGGCTGGACCCCGGGCACCTTTGCGGCGCTGACCTCTGGCGCCAAGCTCAAGGGCTACAGCGCAGCGGAGATCCGAGCCTACGTGAACGACCGGCTGGCCGCAGGAGATGCCTCATCGATTCACGCAGAGGCGGTGCGGCTTGGGATCAACAGCCGATCCCTCGACGCGGTCATGGCCTGGGAGCCAGGAACGGCGCTCAAGGAAGCGCTGCGCCTGGGCCTGCCGGCCTTCGCTGCGGGGGGTATGCATGCGGGCGGCGCGCGCCTGGTGGGCGAGAACGGCCCCGAGGTGGCGGTGACCGGCCCAGAGCGGATCTACAGCTTCGACCAGCTGATGCAGATGGCCGGTGGCGGTGGCCGGGATGAAACCCTGGTGCAAGAGGTGAAGGCGCTGCGCCGCGAGCTGGCCGAACTGCGCGCTGCGCAGCAGGTTGCCACGGTGAGCGCAGGCAAAACGGCCCGCGCCCTGGAGCGCTGGGATCAGGACGGCATGCCAGAGGTGCGCACGCTATGAAGGTCATCCGCCCGGTCACCCTGACCGACGCCATGCTGGTGTCCAGCACCGTGCCCGAGGACGATTACTCGGCCTGGTCCTCTGGCTCGACGTACGCCATCGGCGACCGCCGCATCAAGGGCCACAAGATCTGGGAGAGCCTGCAGAACTCCAACACCAACCACGATCCGGAGACCGACACGAGCGATCCCCCGTGGTGGCTGGAGGTGAGCAGCACCAACCGGTGGCGCATGTTCGACCAGACGGTGAACAGCCTGACCACGGCCACCAGCAGCATCGTGGTGGAGGTGCAGCCCGGGGCGATCAACGCGGTGGGCCTGATCGAGCTTTCCGGGTCCACCGTGCGGGTTGAAGTTCTGGACGGCAGCACCTCGGTCTATGACGTGACCCAGCAGATCGACAACACGCCGATCGACGACTGGTCCGACTACTTCTTCGCCCCCTACGACCCGGCCAGCGCGCTCTATTTCGACAACGTGCCCAGCTACCTCAGCGGCAAGGTGCGCGTGACCATCGCCGGCACCGGCACGGTGAGCTGCGGCGGCCTTGTGCTGGGCTCTGTCTACGACCTGGGGCAGACCGTCGCGGACGCCAGCGCTGGGATCACCGACTACAGCAAGAAGCAGACGAACACCTTCGGCGTGACCAGCATCCTGGAGCGCGCTTTCAGCAAGCGCGCCAGCCTGCAGGTGCTGCTGGACACCTCAAAGATCCGTCGCACCCAGGCCCTGCTGGCCAGCCTGCGCGCTACGCCCTGCCTGTGGCTGGGTGATGACGACGCGCAGACCTATGCCCCCCTTGTGATTTACGGCTTCTTCCGGGACTTCCAGCTGGAGATCCCCGGGCCCGTGAAGTCCTATTGCTCACTCGAACTCGAAGGAATGATCTGATGGCAACCGAAATCACGCCACTGCCGACGCCGCCCCTGCGCAGCGATCCGGCCACCTTTTCGGCGCGGGGTGACGCCTTCATGGCGGCCCTGCCTACCTTCGGCGCCGAAGCCAATGCCCTGGCAGCCGAGGTCTGGGCCATGCACGCCACGATGCTGGCGGCCTCCGGCGACCCCCTGGCCGTTGGCACCAGCACCACCAGCTTGGCAATCGGCACCGGTTCAAAGGCGTTCACCACGCAGACCGGCAAGGGCTTCGTGGTCGGTCATGCGGTGATCGCAAGTAGCGCGGCCAACCGGGCGAACTGGATGTGGGGCGTCGTATCGGCCTACAACACCGGAACCGGTGCGCTGACGATTACGGTCAGCCTGACTGGAGGCAGCGGCACTTTGTCCGACTGGGATTTGTGCATCGCGAATCCGCCGTCTGCTGTCAAGGTGACCGATTTCACTGCCTCTGGCACTTGGACGAAATCGGCGGCGGCCAAGACCGTAATCGTGCAAGCGCTTGGCGCAGGCGGCGCGGGGGGTGGATGCGCCGCTTCGTCGCTCAGCGGCAGCGCCGGAGGCGGTGGTGGCGCCTTTGTTGAAGCGATGTTCGCGACCTCAGACCTTGCCGCGACGGTGACAGTGACGGTTGGCGCAGGTGGCACTGGCGGCTCCGGGAATGGCGGCAGTGGTGGGACGAGCTCATTCGGCGCCCATGCCCAAGCATGCGGCGGAGGTGGCGGCGCGGCCACAAACAGCACCGCCCCAGGTGGCGGCGGTGGCGGCGGCGGCGTTTGGGCCGCAGGTGGCGCGGGCTCACAGGGCAGCGGCACCACGGGCGGCAGCTCCGGCGCCGGCGGATCCAGTCTGAAGGGCGTCGGAGCCGGAGCAACCGCGGCCAGTGGCGGCACCATGAACAGCGGGGGCCAGGCTGGGAACGATATCGATACAAAGCCCTGGGCTGGCGCATCGGGCGGTGCCGGTGCTGGTATCGGCTCTGGCGGCGGAACGTCGGTCTATGCCGGTGGACGCGGCGGGTGCTCTGTCTACGGCGGAGCCGGTGGCGGCGGTGGCGGCGGCACCAGCAGCGCCACCAGCAGCAGCACGGTAGCCGGCGGCGCGGGCGGCACGTCGAATCACGGCGGGCACGGCGGTGGCGGTGGTGGCGCGACTGGCTCGGGCGGAGCTGGCGGCGCTGGCGCGGGCGGCGCGGGCGGCTCTGGTGGCTTCAATTCACTGGTCGGCGCTGGCGGCACGGGCGGCGCCAACGCCAACGGCAGCGCGGGCGGCGTCGGCTCTGGCGGCGGTGGCTGCTCGGCCAGCACCGGCACTGGCTA